TCTCGGCTGGAACATCAATGTAGTGGTTCTCAAAGAGATTCTTGAGACCAGTGATGAAGTTTTCAGCGATTTGAGTCTTGATGCCTTGTTCTACGGCGATTGCATTGTCCTTGACCCATTCTTCGACAACATAGTCTAGATAATCATCAACCTTTTCAACCAAAGATTCGGTGACAGTTCCAAGATAAGTCTTGGCGTTTTCATCTAGTTGAGTGATGATTTCTGCTACTTGGCGTTCAACGCGGTCGGTAACAGCGGCTTCAAAGACAGCTTCAATCTTGGAAACCAAAGAAGGATCTACGTTTTCTCCCAAAATTTCTGAAAGAGCACTTCTAAAAGCCTCTTCAACTTCTTCTGGGCTTGAGGTTTCTTCTTCGCCCTCTTCTTCTGAAGTTTCTTCTGATTCATCAGAAACTTCTTTTGTTGGGGTTTTGGCCATCTTGGCTTGACCTTGAACGGCCATCATGGCACCGGGAACAGCAGGAACGCCTGGTTGACCCATGCCTGCCATTACTGCTGGTGTGCCAGTTACAACAGCATCTGGTACCATTGAACCTCTTCCAGACATGTCGGCATCGGACTTACCAGTCATATCTACTACGGTTTTTGCGCCACCCATTACTTGGGAAGCGGCTTCTGCTAAATTGATTTTCTTGTTGTTTTTCATGATTAATTAATCCTTGACTTATTTATTTAGTAAAAATTTATATTATTACATACCGATTGAACTTCTATTTCCCATGCTGCTGACAACTCCTCTTTCTTGTGCAGGAGCAATATTTTGCATGGTCTTTTCTATCCATTCGCCACCCAAAAGTTTTGCTGCTAGTTCTTCTCCAAAATATGGATCTAATCCACCCAATCCAGCCAATTGCTGTGAGTGCTTTTTAACTTTTGATTCAAATGTATCTTTTTTATCTGGGGGGGTTGCTGTAAATTTTTTATTAGCAGTATCATAAATTGCTTTTATTTGTTCAGGTGTGAAATCCCCTTGTTTGGCAGATGATGGTAAAAGACCACTGCCTTGTAAAGTATCAAATTGTTCTTTTGGGTCTTTTTTTCCAGCGTCCCATCCCTTTGGTACTTGAATCTTTGATCCTTGTGGGCCAGCAACAATTTTTTGTTCTAAATTACTGGTTTCAAATTGTCCTATTGCAGAAATTTTTTGTAAAATAGATGGTGTTACTGATTTTAATATTTTAATTCTTTGAAGATCTTTATATGGTTCAAGAATTGTTTCTAAAGGCTTATTTTTATTATCACCCGAATCTGGAATATTTATTAATGATTGGCCTAATAATACATCAAAATTATATAAACTGTCTGGTATTAAATCTGATCCAATTCCAGTTCTGTCCTCTGGCTCATCTGGTGCTAGAGCACCTCTTCCTCTTCCAGAGGAAGATCCAAACTTATAGTCTGGGTTTCTTTTTCCAGAATCTTTACTAAAAGGACCACCAGAAGATTTTCTAACATTCTCTTTATAAGTTGGATCTATTTTATTTTTTTCAAGATCCGTTTTACGATCCCGTGGAAGAGTTCGTTTTGATATCTCTTCTTCTTGTGCTCTTTTTTGATCTGCTTCTATTTTTTTCTTTTCTTCTTCTGTAGGAGATACAGGAGAACCAGAAACATTAACTGGAGGTGTTGGTGGTGGTACTGGTTTGGGTTCTGCTGCTTTTACAGAATCTTCTTTCTTACCTTTGGACTTTTTTGTGTCCTTTTTATCTTTAGTGGTAGAGCCATCATCTTCTACAAGAAGAGATTTTAAATAATATTTTGTGTCTTCGTGTAGTTGATATTTAAACATTATAGTCCCTTAAAATATTGCTCAAATATTTTTACAATGTTCTTGTTCAAGTCTTTCTTTGATGATTGCCTAATCAATCGTCTTGATGCTTCTAGTTGTCTTTCAGACCATAAGCCGTTTTCAAAGATCCATTCGCGACCTTCCATGATTCCGTTTACGAAAGCATTTGGTGCCGAAGGATCTGCAACAATGTCGATTGCGGCCAACATGAAGTCCTCTTGAACTTCTTGATAACCATTCTTGGCTTTGAGTGAACCCATTCCACGGGTTGATACACCGAGTTGGGCACCTTCATCAATGAGGTTTTTTACGATACGACCCATTGGGGTGTCAAGAACTTTGGCTTTTCCGTAAATGTTTCTTCCGTCTTCGTGTAGTTCTTTTACGATGTGAGATACACGATCAAGATTTACTGTTGGGCCGGTTGGGTGGTTCAACTCTCCAAGTGCACGGCCTTTATCAACATACTCTGTGATATAGCGCTTGCATTCTTTCAACAAGGTGCCTTGTGGATAAATGCGACCATTGCGATTCTTGGTTTCGGATTGCATGAAAATGCCTTCGATGAAATATGTCTTTTCACCGTTTCCGACATTCTCTTTGATGTACTTTACGTCTTCAGTTAGTTCCGTTATTAGTTTCATTGTTACCTCTTATGAGACTGTTAGCCATTGTTTTATAGGCGTCTTGGATTCTTTGATTCACTTTCTCATATAAAGCTTTTTCTGTCTCTTGCTTGAAGGCAACAGCATTTTCGTCAACTAAATGGGTGAGCATGTTTTTTACTTTTTGATTCATATTAGTGCCTCTGAGTTCTTATAAAAATTTATGTGCTGTTTGAAAGATTCGTTGTTATCAAAAATGCTTTCTGCCATTATTTGTCTATTTTTTGGACTTAAATTTTCAAAAAGCATTTTTACTGATTTGATGTCTTCTTCGTTTATATTTATAACACTGTTATCTTTTAATAAAATTTTGTCAGTAGGGCTTTGTGAATACCCTTCCAAAAAATTTAATAATATTTGAATCTCTTCTGTTATTTCAGTATTTTGTTGTGGAACCTGCAATAATTTGTTTTGTATGTCAATTTTTGCATATTCAATCGACTCATTTAACTTAAAGGCCAATGCATACATCAAATTTTGCTTGAAGAGATCATCATTCTCTTCAATCAATTCGTTGATTCCTCTTTGAATTAAGTTTTTTACGTATGTCATTGTTGCTGTCCTTGTTGTTGGGCTTGTTGTTGGGCCTGTTGTGCAGCCATTTGAGCCATCTGCTCTTGTTGCATTCGTTGTCTATCGACTTCCATTGCCTTATCCATCACCTTCATCTCTTCTTCAGTTTGACGCAAGACTTTGCTGCGTACATAATCTGTTGAAAAATATCTTCCGATGTATGGTTCAACAAAAGACAACATCTTTAAGCGTTCTGCAAGAATTTCTGATTCTTTTAGATCCCAGAAATAATTATCAGTGTTATATACAAATTTGATGTAAGGCTTTAGTTCATTCCAGTCGTCTTCAGTCATGATTCCCTTGAGAATCATCTGAACACGCATGAGATCCAAAAACAGTTTTGTAAACTGGTGACGAACTCTTTCAATGAACTTATAGAACTTAATCTCTTCTCTTGTTATTTGTACGGATTGACCAAGATTAAATCCAGTCTGATCTGAGGCAAGACGACTTAAAGGAACATTCAATGCACCATACAACTTCTTCTTGAAGTAATCTACGTCTTCAATTTGGGACATTGCTTGTCCGCCAGGAAGAGTAGTGATTTCAGTTCCTCTTGAACCTTCACGCCGTGGTAACCAGTAATCTTCTAGAACACTCAAGTGATTGCGTTCATCGCGAACTTCACCTGTTGCTTGATTGTAGATGAGTTTGTTGCGGAAACGGCTCATCATGTCTCTCATGTACTGTTCGGCCTTTTGCTTTGGCAATTGACCTACGTCTACATAAAAGATTCTACGCTCAGGCGCGCGGGCTATGCGGTAAACTAGAAGAGCATCTTCTAGTTGTCTCAACATGTTCAAAGGACGAATAGCCTTATGTAGGTACCCCAATACACGCTTTGTATTGAGATCTACAATACCAGAAGGAACATAAACAACGCTGTCTACAGACAAATGCAGGCCGCTTGGACCTGTTATCATGTAACTTTCTTTGTCCGTGTTCGTGTATAGATAATATTCTTCAATCTTTTTAATAAATGAAACTTGTTGATTTCCGGCTTTTTCGTTTTGTTTTTCTACCTTTCTTACCTTTTTAATCTTTAAAGGATCGATGGGTAGAATCTCTTTGATTCCCTCTGCTGGCTGGTCTTTATCTATTATTACATTGTAAAATATTTTTGAATCAATATACCATCTTCTAAAAATTTCATATGATTTGGAATTAAAATCCAACATATGAATGATGTTATCAAACTCTCTGTATATTTTTAATTTTATTGGTTCTGCTAATGGAAGATCTTTTAGATCAATTTTTACGGGCTTTCTATCAGTTCCCTGAACAATAGAAGCATTTACAATTTCATCAATTGCATTATCTATTTCTGGATATATTGACATGTTTCTGTATTGAATTACAGAAGCACCTTCATCTCTCAAATTTGCAGCATAGTCTAGTGCTGTTCCAAAGAAACCACCAGCATCAACAGTAACTGTTCCATCAAAAATTTCAGGAGCAGCAAAACTTTGAATTAAGTTATCTTTTTTTTCTTCTTTTGCTGTTTTCTTTTTACCGAATTGAAATCCAAAAAGAGGTAGATCCATTATGTATCCTTTTTCACATTATGTTATGTTAGTATTTGTAATTTGAACAGTTCTATCGAATATTTGTACAGTATCAAACACAAACACTACGTTAAAAGTATTTAACACATTTGGACGACCCATGTTGAAACTAATTTCATTTACTGATCGTGGCCAGCAACCATTTAACATAAAAGTTTTTATGATATTTCCGTTTAAGTCAAGTTGATTTATACGCCAACCAAATGCTTTATACGAAGGTTCGGTTGATTGTTGTGCAGAAATATCTGATACGTTTGTAAAATGATTGTTTATTCTATTTTGCCAAGATTGAAATTTTTGCCACAAATTGTTTGCGCCTGAAGAGGGGTCGTCTAACACTGCAACTGACCATGTTGAATACATTTTTTCACCTGGAAAAAATGATTTTCTTCCCATGTAATCGTACACAATTGTGCTTGTTTGTAGAGTTGGTATCAAAGATGATCTGACGTGGAATGATGATAAAGCGCCACCAGAATATGGAATAACACCCTGAATCTCAAAACGGTTTTGTCTTGTTCCTCCAAGAAAATCTGTTTTAAATTGATTGAGTGATGTTTGTGCCATTTTATACTCCAGTAATAAAACTTATATGATCAAAAGTCAATGTTACTTGAAATGTCACAGTTTCAGAAGATCCCATGTCAAAATTTATACCACCCACTTCACTTGGCCAACAACGATGCAATCTTATGTGACGAATTGTATTACCATTATTGTCCAATTGTTCAATTGTCCAATCGGTTTGCAACGATGCATAAGAAAAATCATTGTTACTGACTTTGTGTGTTACGTGCCCATCCATCAATTCTTTCCATGTGTGAAAAGATTTCCATAACAAATTATTATTGTCATCATAGATTGTTATAGGCCATACACTGTATTGTCTATCTCCAGCATAATATGCCATTCTTCCTCTAAAAGGAACGCCAACTACACCTATGTCTGCTTTTGGTAAAGATGCTGACGATATAGTAAATCTACCTCTGTTAAATGCTTGAGCCGCATTTGGTATGCCAGCAGGAAAAGCAGAATTCACAACGAATCTATTTGCTCTTGATCCGCCTTTAAAGGCGGTTTTAAATTGGTTTAGTGAATTGTTTGCCATTAGTTTTTATATTAGGTTGAACTTAGATTTACATTGATAACAAATGATGTTACTCCAAGTCTTGGTGTTACAGACACTAGTATATTTAATGTAGTTGCATTATCAGTATTATTTGAAGAATCACAAACTACTTGTGTTTGAGTTGTATCTATAAATGTAGTGTACTGTTGTAAATATGCTAATATTTCATTAGTAACCAAAGTTCTTGTGGCTTCATTATTGATGTCATACAGATATTTCAAACCAATGTTTGTAATATCTCTATTCATCGCTGCTTTCATTTGAGCAGGTCCAACTCTTTCATTTACAGTTACATCTGTTGTGGCTGCAGTAGCCCCTACTAAGTCTTGACCTAAGAATTTTGGATTATAACTTAAGAAATAATTTACTCTATTGTTCTTTAGAATTGTTTTTAGAGTAGCATCAGACCAAGCAACAGTGTTATCTACACTACCATTCAAAACTGTAGATCTATCGATACCGGCTACAGTTAAATACAATTCATTTCTATCTTTTGCTCTTGCAAAGAAACCACAGACGTCAGGAACTGCAGTTTGTGTGTATGTTATTGTAGAACTTCCAAGAAGTGAACTTGTATTAAAATTGCTTACGGTTTTTTGACCATAAACATTAAATACTCTGTCTGCAACTGTTGGAGAATCACCAAAGACTACGTAGGAAGCCGATCCAAACAAAGAATCAAAATTTGCAGCAGTGTATCCAGCACCATTTAATTGAGATGCAAATACTCCTGTTGTATATGGGTTGGTAATCAACCATTGTGCTAGAGAGGTTGTTGCACAGGTGCCCATAAGTACATCAATATTTTTTCCAGTGGCTGTTTTATAATTGTCAAACCCCGCAGTGCTGCCGGTTACTACCAACGAACCACCATATGCCAAATAATTTACTGCCAATAAAAAATTGTTTCCATTAGTCAAACCAGAAACAGTGTTGTTTCCATTATTTAAAAAGAAACCAAACGTATCGCCGGTAGTTCTTGCTAACAAAGACCCAGAACACCCACCTAAAGCATTTAAATCGTTTACAAGATCATTTGGGGTAGTATAAACGATGTAAGAATCGGATGTTCCCCCCTTTGCTGGCGATTGTTTGAAATATCTTGAATATACTAACCAACCAAACATACCACCCGGGTCGGCTGTTATTGTGTTTCCAGAATATGTAGCCCCAATATTAAAACTAGACCCCGCCAAAAAACCTGCTATTAATTGTGTTCCTCTAGTTTCTTTGGTGTATGAGTTTGGGTTAGTAAAAGAGCTTAAGGAAATTGCCATATTTTTGTACCTTTATTCTGTATTATTTAGATTTTTTATACAGGGTACCATACTGCAGAACCATCAGAAAATTTTTCATTTTCATCATCGTCTTGACCATACATGAATAAAACATTGTCATCTTCTGGCTTTTTGGCCTCTTCATAGTTCATTTTGGCAGTTTCAATCAAGTCAGAATAGTATTCTTGTCTGGTTAGCCACGCAAAAAAGACCAAAGTCATCACTAAATCATCATTTTGGCCTTCTTCTGCCTTATATGTGTTTGATTTTGAAACAAACGCCATTAGTTCCTGAATTATTCTTTCGTCGTTTATGAGGATTTTATCTTCTTCGACAAGCCTTTTTAATATGGCACAACCTAATTTTTTTGTTTGTGCTGTTGTTCTTAATCCCATCTCACTTTTTCCTGTTGCAAATCCCTGAGAAAGCATCTGACCTTTTCTTCCTGCAATACGGGTCATTAACAAATTTTCATAGTTAAGATCGTTATAAAGAATACTTGACACCTGACCACCTATGTCGTTTGTTTCAACCAATACATAAGCATTGTTGTACAATTCTCCTACCTTTTTTATTGATTGAGGAAAATTAAAAGGACTTATTGTATTATTTCTGTATGTTGCAACAATTTTATAAGGTGATTCCGTTCCTTCTATTACGGTAAACGCAGAATAGTCGGAACCCTGTCCTCTTGATACATCGGCCTGTAAAAAATATATTTTGTCTTTCTGAGGTTCGGCAAAAATTCTCAATCCTTCAGCATCTTCTGATATATACTCTTCTGGAGCCAATACATTTAATTTTGTAGAAGAAATCAATGTATTTGAAGAGCCCAAGAAACTACAACCATATTCTTGTTCAAACTGCTCTGGACTGGTGTTTGCTATTTGTTCTGCTGCCCATACATCATCTCTTTTTGGACCACCGGGTGTAATTGGAACATCTCTCCAAGATACTTCTACTGGCACAAATTTATTTTTTAATTTGTGGCCTTCAGCTCTATTGGAATCAACCCAAAGTTTGTGGAAATGGTTCATTCCATTTGGTGTAGATACAATAACAAGTTTTGTGGTTGTACCAGCCGAAATGGTGGGATATGTCGATGAATAGAATTCTTCTGCTACGTGTGACGGCAAGAATGCGTATTCGTCCAGCAATAGGAAGTTAAAAGAGCCACCACGAATGGCTGAGGACGATGTTGCGTCACAGATGACTCTGGACCCGTTTTCCAGTTTCAAAGACGTCTTATTCCATTCTACGACCCCCTGCTGCAAGAAGTGAGGTAGGTTCTCATACGCCAATTGCAACTTGGAATACAATTCATCCTTTGCTGTCTTAAGTCTGTTGGCTAGAATGGCTACGCTAACGCTTTGATTGAATGTTATGTAATGGCAAATATATCCAATAACCGAAGTTGACTTACCAGATTGACGCGGCCATTTGGAAATTACGAATCTATTCTTGTGAATTGCACTTACAAATTTTTGTTGGTAATCATACAACTCGAAAGGCATGATACCTTTATCAAGAGTTTTAACCTTCACATATTTTTGAATAAAATAAACAGGATCGTTGGCGCACTTAACATATTCTTTAAGTTGCTCTTCTGTATATTGTAACTCTACGCCGGGGGGTTTTAATTTTGGATTATTACGATAGCCCTGCTGATTATTGTTTTGGCTCATCTTTCACTACCTCTGCTTCCACAACTTCTTTTTCCGTGCTTCTTTCCTTGTTCAATAAATTTTGCAGATCTTTGGTTGAACCGACAAATACAGAATTGTTTGTTTGCTTTATTTCAGTTTTGCTTGAAGTTGTATCTTTGGCCTTTTTATGAATGTCCATCATATTATTATTCAGGTCAGCCATTGTTTTTAACAGTATGGCAACAACTTCAAATGCTCTTGGTGAATCTGATTCGGTTGCCACCTTCAATGCGCTTTCAAGAGCTATGTTTCCGTTCCCGATCAGATCCTTTATGTTCTGTTGAGCCTTTTCATAATCCTTTTGAAAATTACTAGAATCAAAAGTACCACCTGCAATGGCTTTTGTTTCTTTTGAATCATTCAACGGGACATTAAAAAAATTGGCTAAATTTTTATTCATTATGTTAAATCTAAATCTATTCCAGCAGTAAGCCCAATCGTGCTGATTTGAGAGACTGCTTCCGAACTTGCAAATATAAACGACTTTGCCATAAAATTAAATGTAGATATATTCACTCTTCTATTAGTAAGATCGCCGTCATATTTATCACTGATGTTATTGGATACCATCGTTATTGGTATTGCAATATTAGTGATGTAATCAGTAAAATTCATGTTTATGACATGTGTTGGATTAAACAACGGCATTATTTGTTCTATTATTTGTAATGAATCATCTATATGTCTTGTATATACAAACAATGTAAATCCAACATTTACGGGCACTTCACTAAAGACCATATTTGTTGAGTTGTTACAGACTCCATTAGTAGAAGTACCAAATTTTAATGGTGTATTTCTATTTCTTCTTCTATTTGGGTCTGGCGATATGGCGTTCATTATATAACTCAATCTTGGCAATTGATTTTCAATACGAACACCATCTGTTATGGAAGAAGGATTTAAGTATCTCTGAATAAACTTTTCTTGAGATGCGTATGTAATTGGGACTCGGATATCAAGATCAGATCCACCAACAGTAGAGTTTTCATGCTTGACATGAATATCACTAAAAAGGGTTCCAAATGCAACCACCAATTTTCTTAAGTTTTTGTTGTAATCAGTGCCGTACATTTTTACCTCTTATTAGCAATCTTCAACCGCAAAAGGATTGTTTTCATCAAAAGTAAATCCCGCTGCTTCTTGTTGCAAGACTTCGTTTATACCAGCAGTTGTTCCAAGAACATTATTCAATGGTATTATACCAGAGCCAGACAATCCTCTTGTAGTGTTCATGACATCGTTTACGGTAGAATTGTTTGTTTGAATTGTCTCGTAACTGTAGGTGAACAATTCTGCTGTTATTTGATAAGAATACAATTTACCCAATGGATACATTGGATTTTCGTGTTCAACAAAGTTTATTTCAAATAAAGATTTGGATAAAGGAAAATATATCAAGTCTCCTTCTCTTGGTCTTATTATAGTTGGATCAAATGTCGTTACTTCTTCTGTAAATCTTTTTCTTGCAAGAATAAGAACAACTTTATCTTTAATTTCAATACCAAACTGCGTTATGATATCTGTGCCATCAAATCCTTTAAAATTTGCCAAATACATTTCGATAGTGTAAGATGTACTGAAAGAAGAACCAGGATCTTCTCCAAATAACTTATCTATTGACAGATATTGTCTAGGTATATAAAGGCAATCCATTCCAGTTGCCTTTATTATTTCGATGGTTACGCCTTCTACTAGATCTTGTTCACCCTTATATCTGGTAATGTATGGATTTATTGCCATTATTATCCTATCATTGGATCAACTGGTAGTTCTTGTGTTCTCAACAATGTATTTTCTATCTTTTCTAATTCTGCAGTTGCCTCTTGCATCATTGCAGGGGCATTCAAGGATGCACCACCCGGAAGAGGAACATTTGCAAACTTCATCAAATTTTGTGCCCATTGTCTCTTTAAAAGGGCCGTGTAGTATAATCTAAACACACGATCATTCCAAACCAATGGATATTCATTTGGATTGATTTTAACATATGCTTCCACAAAAAGATAAGAGCCGTCAATATATTTACTTGCATCAGTATCTAAAAATAATCTATTCGTGGTTTTTGTATATGTATATGAAGCCGGATAATTGAAAACGTCGTTTATGAGTTTGATATAACTCATACCTTCCATATATGCTGCCATTGGAGCAGAAGAAAACCCAGATTGATTAAAATACAAACCAAAGAAATCAAACAATGTCATTTGATATCTTAAATCGAACATATAGTCACCAACTACGTTTGATGCTCTATAAACTTTTGAAATTGTTCTTATGTCAGTTGCTTCTGGCCAGTAACCAGTTAGTCCCGTTGTGCTATCTGTGACTATTTGTGCACCCAAAGCAGGCCCAAAGGTTGTAGTATCAAAATATTTTCTTGCAATGTCGTTTTGAGTTATCTGGTATATGTAAATAGCCCTTTGATTAAAATCAAAGTGTCTATCATACATATATTCCAATGCTTCATCTAAACGATCTTCCGCTTGTTGTGGATCTACGTTGATTTGAACAACAGGGGCACCTAAAGCCCTGAAGCAATAATCTATAAAATCTTGTCGTGAGTTTATGGCCATGATAAAAATATTTATGAATTTTTAAGCATATTCTTTAAAATATTAATATCATGCTCCTTTATCGGGTCAGAATTAACAGTAACCTGAATTAATTTTAAATCTTCAAAAGACATATTTTCTATTTTTTCTCTTCTGTCTTTGTTTTCTTTTACAACATAATTTGGATCGTAGTTTGTAAATCCAGGCATTTTTAAAGGACAATTTAAAACTGGATAATCCAATTTTGAATACTCACCCTCCTTTTTTAATAGCCAAGTATTGTTTTTGTCTCCACACCCACAACCACTACAAAAGTGGTAATCTGAATTTTTACTTTTTTTCAAATGATGGCAGGCTGAAATGTTATC